ACTCCACTTTTACCTCTACGTTGTTCAGTATTAAAAATAGTTTCTGCAATCTCCAAAACATTGTTTTTCATAGCAGTAGGACTAACAGAATTTATAGCACCAATAGCATCTAAATAATTAATTTCTGTTTGCATATTTTCAATAGCAATATTAATAAATGAATCTGGATTTGAAAAATCAATTTCATCAAAATTACTAAAATCTATAGTTGAAAAATTTGCAAGAATATTATCTTTTAATGTGGTGTTAGTTTGCTCTGTAACAAATTCACGATTATTTTTTTCTTGATTTATATATGCTTTTGAAACTGCTTTAGCTACTTCTGGCATAAAGTATTGGTTTATAAAAGAAGGTCTTATGCCAGTTACATCTTGTTTTCTTGTTTCAGAAAACTCAGATATAGCTCCTTTAAATTCTTCTGAGTTTACACTAAATTCTTTTAAAGGAACTTGTCTTGTAGTTCCATTAGTGCCTTCAACTGTAATTGTTTTATTATTTAAAAATTCATTTAATTTACCTTCTATTGCTAGTCCATTATTAATAGCAAGTCTTTTTTCAATACCTGCCCTTACAAATATATTATTACCTAAAATTTGTCTAGCTTCTTTTTTCTTTGAACTTTTTAAAGCATTACTAAATTCTTTTAATTTCTCAGGACTAGCCATCAAGACATCTATTTCGCCTTGTAAAATACCTGCTTGTTTTTCTTTTTCTATTTGTCCTTGTAAATATGTTTGCAATACAGGGTTAATTGTTTTTAAAGTATCTGCTAAATCCATGATTCCAGTTCTAGGTAAAACTGTTACAGGATTAACAAATGTATCTACAGGGCTGTCGTAAATATTTGTTGCTGCTGTTGATTGAAAACTATTTGTCATTACCCTAACCCTGCTGTTAATCCAGTATATGTGTTAAAACCACTTGTACCAATACTTAATAATGTCTGACCTAAAGTTGGAATTGCATTGTAAGCTTCATTAATATTGCTTTGTAATTGATTTCTTCTATTTGCAAAAGTAGCTTCTGTTGCAAGTATATTTCTATCATATTGTCTTCTAAATGATTCAAGTGATTGAGCAACCGATTCTCTATAATTAGCACCTTGTCTTTCATTATCCATCAATAATAATCCTATTGTTGTACCTGCACGTTCTGATGCAATTATAGCTCTACTAGCTTGTAAAGTTTCAATATTTTTAGCAAATATATTTTGTGCTTCTGCTTTTTCTTTGGCTGATTTTTGTTCTGCTAGTGCTTGTTGTTGTCTTCTTTTATCATCTTCTGCTGATTGATTAGCTAGTAATGCTTGATTATAGGTTTGATTAGCTCTACTTTGAGCAGCAGCCCTACCTGCAAAAGCGTTAGCTGCGGTAAGACCTAAACCGATATTAAATGCTGTTGCAGCAGACAACCCACCTGCAAGTTTGGCTGTTCCAAATAAAGCAGCACCAACACACATCTAGGCAATCCTCAGAAATTCGTAAAAAGGTTTTTTTTGATAATTATAAGACTCAAGTAGTTTATCAACCCATTCTCTGCCTTGTCTTATTAATTGTATTCTATATTTTTTATTATTAAACAATTCATCTGTAGCAATACACCATATACAACCATCTTTAAAAACACCACATAAACCAATAGGTTCATCTTCGTCAGAAGCAATAGTCATATTGATTTGACTACCTAAGAAAGTAACACTAAGAGCATCTTCTGGGGTCATGTCTGTTTGATAGTAAGTTTCTAGTCTATCCATCTCTCTCATGTTTTCTACAACAAACTTAAAATCTTCTAGCTTTGACTTTCTTAAATATCCCACTATAGTCTTCTGCTCCTAATATGGAAGACTCCTTCATATTCTGCACTAGCTAAACGTGTAGGTAGAAATGTGCTGTTCTTTATATCAATATCAACTCGATCTGATTTACTCATAATAGGAACTTTAAATCTACCTGTATCTAAATTTATCTGACCGATAGTAGCAGAAGCAGAACCAATCAAGCGACCAGTAAATTTATGTGTACTTGTATCTCTATTCTCAGGAGTTACTTCAACTATAAAAAATCCAGCATCTTCGTATTTAATATAGAAATGATGAATTTGTAATCGACCTCCTACATACTCAGGAGAACCAGCACCTTGTTCTGTTAGTCTCTGTTTACTAAATCTATAGTGCATCTCATAAGGCTCACCAATAATAAATTTACTATTGCTAAAATCACCTGTTGCTGTAATTGTAGATGTTGAACCATTTGTAGTGTTTGTTGTTTTTATGACTTGACCGCTTACTAAATTTTGTGTATTACCTTGAGCATCTACAAAAGTGCTTGTTTCTCCACTACCTAAATATCTACCAATAATATTCATCTTTGCTCTTAGTCTATACGGAACTGTAAAAGTAGATAGACCAGTACCAGAGCTATAAGATACTGATACTCCTGTAGTTGCTTCAGTTACTTTGTGATCTAAATGATATTCAAAACTAGCATTAGTTTCTTTAAAGTCAGTTTCAAAAGGTATCTTTTCTAGTGTTACTTTATTAGCTTCTTCTATAACAGCAAACAAATCTGTACCAATAAAATCTACGTTAAGTATTGATCTGTTTGAATTAATTGTAAAAGTAAACCAAGCACTCAAAGCTTTATTACCATCAGGTCCATATAGCCATCTATAAACAAATAACTTATTAGGATTATCTGTACCTAGTAAGATAAGAATATCTTGGTTACTAGATACTGCCATTTTAAAAATATTACTTGGTATAAGTCTTGGTACATGAATAGTGACGTTAGCTGCATCTTTTATCTGTGATTCACCTGCAAGTATATATTCTCTAATACCAGCAAAAGAACCTTTTTGAGTTAAAAAATAAATAGAAGATCCAGAACCTACAGGCTGTGCTGCTGCACTACTTTCAAATTCAGTTACGACTATGACGTTAGCTGTTTGAGGTGTTAAGTTATCTGCTGAACTTGTCAAAACAAATTGTGATTGGTCAGAAAATAATATAAGTTTTTCTCCCATAGTTACTGCACTTCTTAAGATTGCAACTTTTGTATGAGATGCAGCTACGTCAATAGGTTCATTATCTAAAACTGATAAAACTGTTTCTGGAAAGAAATTAAAAAACTCTGATACTCTTGAAAGAATTACGTTATCACCTGCAAGAAATCCAAGTCTGTTTCTAAAAAAGAATACGTTATTAATTTTATTACCAATAAAAGAAGGGTCAGGTGCAGAATCCAAATCACCCACAGTACGTTCTCCCCATTTTGGTAATGTATATGTTTCGCCAGACACTACATAATCAGCACCATTTACTCTTGCAAATCTAAAATTGCCATCAGCTTGACGTATTAAAACGTGTGGCATTGTTGTATAGTCAAACTTAAATTGAATACCTGCTTCTACAGTTTCTTCCCATTGCCCTTCTTCTAATACCCCATCTGTTGTAGTGTTATTGCCTACAAACTTAACGTAGTAATTATCAAAGTTTGTACCTTCATCTCCTTTGACTTCTACTACATAACCATGAGGTGCAACTACTGGTAAGTCACTAAATCTTTGAATAGAATCTTTTACTATAGTCATCTTAGTATCACCTTGAGTATCAGTACCATCTATAGAAAAGTTTGAGTTATCATTTTTTCTTACATATAAAACAGGACCATTTCTTACGATAGTGAAACCAGTAAGACCAGAATCTAATCCTGATTTAAGATCAGCAGCTATTGTATCTGTACTTAATGTAGAATCTCCATCTGTATTATCTGTAACTGTCACTCCATCTATTGTTACTGAGTAAGTTGTTTTTGCTGTTGCTTGAGTAATAAATATAATTGCTTTTGTACCAGTACCACCACTTTGAGTTGTATCCATAGCAGTTTGAATACTTGTATTTACAACAAAAGTAAAGTCAGCAATAGTAACTGTCTTCATTACACTTCTAGGAGTAGAAGTATTTAAGTAGTTAGTGCCATTAGGCTTATTTACTGTTAGTTCTGTGCCATCTAATTCAAAAACTCTTACATTGCCATTACTGAATATTGCTACATATCTTTCGTTTGTATCTCTATTTATAGTTTGTATGTGAACATTACCAAGAGTTGAAGATTGTAATGCTGTTAAAAACTGAAATCCACTACGTTTTGTAAGACCAAGAACAGGGTTGCTGTCAGCATTGTCTTGTATATCAGCATGATCTGGCTGTTTAAGTGAGTCAGATGATTGAGATATACCTCTTAATAATGTAGGTATAGCTCTTGATATAACAGGCATAGTTATCTAATTAATGCACTAGAAGGATTATAAGTATCGAAGATACTGGTTAGAGAAGGATCTCCTCTTAGTAAGTTATGGTCTGCATTTGCATAGTCTGATTCTGTAAGTATAGCTCTAGCTCTGGTTTCATCTTCTTGAGTATAGGTTCTTAAACCTTGATCTCCTATTAATCTATCAACAAATACTCTTGCAGCTTTGATGTTAATATACCTTCTTGCTTGTTCTGTTATTTCATTAAACTCTCTAAAATAAACAACAGTACAAATCAAGTCTTCATCAAATTCATACTTATTATTCTGTCTATCGTATAGTTTTAGCCCACGTTGTATAGGATCTATTGTTGGGTGTTGATGTATATTTGCATCTACTCTCAATACATTTGCTGGTAAGCTTATCTGATTAGATCCATCTCTTGTAAGAGTTACATCTGTTTCAGTATTGAAAGACCAACCTTCTGATTGAACTTCTTTGTTAATTTCTGTCAAAGTGTTTTGAGCAGTACGAGCATCAACAGGTAATAAACCAGTAAGAGAGTTTACTGGTGCTTCTCCTATTGCAGCAAGCATAATGTTGATTGCTTCAAGCTCAGTGGTTGCAGCTACAGCCATGATTTAATACTTTTTTATTTTGAGTGAATCCCTTCCACCCTTTTTCTTTTTCTTTTTTTTCTTCTTTGATGAATGATACAT